GCTGTAGTCCCCAGATGGGACATAGGCATCCTCACCAGTGTCAAGCCCTAATCGTGATTCCCATTGAGGGGTCACTTTCAAAACTGACTCGGCAAGGTTATAAGCCGACGATGTAACATGTGGCGTGCCAGATAGCTTTTGACTAACATTGACGGATTCCCCGCCAAGTCGTGTCGTTGCTCCTGGACCAAAACGCGCCCCCTCAAGCAGCCAATCCGCTCTAAAGGCCCCCAGGACGGTCACGGCTTTTCGCGCAGCCAGGCATAATACTTGGCGCACGTGTGGATTTTCCACATCGTAAGTCTGAAGACGGTCGTTCGTATCGGCATTAATTGCCTCGTCTGCCAGAAAGGCTTCCAAAGCAACTGCTCGAGTGTCAACACCTAGGTCGAAACCTGGGTATTTCCGTAACACCTCTTTAAGGAGGTATTCATCTCGGAAGTTTTCCGAGCGTACGGATGGAAAGCCTCTGGAAACAATTCCGTCCACGCCGGTGGCCTCCGGAAAGGAGAGACACTGAGCGAGAACGTTGTAAAGTACCAGAGGATCGACAGGGATGCAGCTAAGATCAAGATGATCAAAAGACTTGCCCATCGGTAGGACTCCGAATGGAAGAACGCATGGAAGAAGTTTAGGACCGACCTCCGCCGTTTAGGCGAAGCTGGTTTACCAAACAAACTCGTCATCCTCAACGATAGCCTTGAATACGGCTTCGCCAATGAGGTCTGCGAGCATCGGTAATTGCACCGAGATCAGGGTTTTCTCCCAACTCACAGGTACAATTACTTTCGCTTCCAACTGCGCGAAGCTCTCCACCTTCTTAACATTTACACCATTCAGAACCTCAGTTATTACTCGAGGAACCGTGATGGTGGCGGTGATAGTGCGCACGCGCTGAGTAGCCTTTCGACGTAAAGTCAGGAGGTCCCGACCTGAGATATACGGTTCGGCACGATTCGAGTACACGGCAACGTCTTTTTCGACGCTGGTGGCTGTGAACGTGCGGTTAACCGGAGTAGGAGTAGTACCGTCCGTGAGGACGACTGGGGCATTAGCTGCCATTTGATTTCCTAAAAGGAACAGTGGTAGAACCTATCGGGTGATAGGACGTGACCCCTTAGCCAAAGATGCCAATAAGGATAAGGCATCGGCCAGAAGGGTAAAGTTGAGCGGATACATCTTCAGCACACAAGGAGATGCGGATGGGAAATTTCCCACAGCACTCCGTATGAACCGTTTGTGCGTC